AACATAATAAAGCCTACCAACACGTTAGACTTATGGAGTATCTCAATGAAATGCCGATTATACAACTTATTATTGACTATGTGGAAGCTGATGATATTATCGCAGAACTTGTTCAGCACTATAAATATCGAGACTATCACAAGTACATTATCTCAAGCGATAGAGACTTTTTTCAACTCATCGGAGACAGGACAAGTCTTTATAGACCAATACAGAAAAAACTTATTAATAAAACTGACCTCATTTCTGAACACGGTATTCATCCCAATAATTTTGCCCTTGCTAGGGCCATTGCTGGAGATAAGTCAGATAACCTCGACGGAGTGCCTCGTGTTGGGCTTAAAACAGTTAAAAGTCGTTTTCCTTTTATGGCTGACGAAAAGGTTCAAACTGTTGAAACGCTTACAGAGTATTGTGAAAACTTGGACAAAAAGGTTAGCGTTCACAGAAAAATTATTGAGCATGCTGATCTAATTCAACACAACTATGAAATTATGCAATTATACGATCCACTTATAGGTGGAAACGCAATGAGACAAATTAATTACGCAGTTGAAAATTTTGAACCAGTATTCAATAAATTAACCCTTCAGCGCCTATTAATGAAAGATGGACAGATAACAATGAAGCTGGATAATCTTTATCGTGTATTAAGAAAAATAATTTCTTGACAATACGCAAAAATATGTTATACTTAATATTACATTCGGAGGTAAATATGGATAAAAAAGAAACATTTAGTAATATCGGAGGAAGACACTTTCAGGAGAGTCTATGTCAAATCATGTTGGAGGATCGCCCTTTCTGTGATCAAATTATGGAAGTGTTGGAGATTGACTTCTTTGGTAGTGTCGATATTAGAGCTTTTGTTCAGATATTAACAGAATATAAAGAAAAATATTCTCCAACGCCACATCCAAGCTATGATATGATGGCCTCTTTAATTAAAAGTAATATGAAAAACTTTGACAAGAGTACAGGAGAGAGATTGAAAAAACTATTCATTAGTTTTAAAACCAGAGCCATAGAAAACAAAGAACATGTTATCAACACATCTATTGACTTTTGTCGCAAACAAGCGCTAAAGAAAGCCATGATGAAATCTGTAAAGTTAATACAAAACTCATCGTTTGATGAGATTGAGAAAGAGATACAAACTGCATTAACACTAGGAACAGATAACAACTTTGGCCATGATTATCAAGCAGACGCTGAAGCACGTTTTGTCATTCAGTCCCGTAACCCTACAACAACTGGTTGGCCTGAAATAGATGAAATAACTTGTGGTGGCTTTGGTGTGAGAGAGTTATCTGTTGTTATCGCTCCAACAGGTGCTGGTAAATCAATGGTTCTAGTGCATCAAGGAGCTACAGCTTTACAACTTGGAAAAACGGTTGTGCATTATACTTTAGAACTCGCAGATACTATTGTAGGACAAAGATATGATTCCTGTATAACAGGGGTTGGATTAAAAGATTTGATACATTCTAAAGATATTGTTATGGAAAAGATAAAAGATGTAGCAGGTCGACTAATTATCAAAGAATATCCGACTAAATCTGCGTCAACGAAAAATCTTGAAAACCATATTGAAAAGCTTCTAAAGCGTGGTATCAAGCCGGACGTTGTCATTGTTGATTATGCGGATCTTTTAAGACCTAGAAAGTCTTCATCAGAGAAGAGGCATGAATTGGAAAACATATATGAAGAACTTAGAGCAATAGCCCAAAAACACGAATGCACTGTATTGACAGCATCACAAACTAATAGGGGCGGACTTAATGCCGAAGTTATCACAATGGAATCCATTTCAGAAGCGTTCAACAAGTGCTTTGTTGCTGACTTTATCTATTCATTATCTAGGACACCAACAGACAAGCAATCTAACAAAGGACGTATATTTATTGCAAAAAATAGAAACGGTCCCGACGGACTTGTTTATAGCGCTTTTGTTGATTGGTCAAACGTTAAAATAAAAATACTGGAAGAAACACCAGAAGAGGCAGAATTGGGGCAAAAAGATGCCCTATCATACTTAAAAAACAAATATTCGAATTTATCAGGATCAAAATAACAAAAGGAGAAAAAACATGGAAATAACGAATGCAATACTATCAGAGATAACAGTACATATGAAGTACGCGAGATACCTGCCTAACGAGCAGAGAAGGGAAAACTGGGAAGAATTAGTCACCAGAAACAAGGAAATGCACCTTAAAAAATATCCAGATCTTAAAGAACATATCGACTGGGCCTATGCGTATGTGTATAATAAGGAAGTATTGCCATCAATGCGTTCAATGCAGTTCGGAGGGAAACCAATTGAAGTCTCTCCTAATCGTATTTTCAATTGTGCATATGCCCCTGTTGATGATATTCGTGTATTTGGAGAGATAATGTTTCTTCTTCTTGGAGGAACTGGTGTAGGTTATTCAGTCCAGACAAACCATATTGAAAAGTTGCCTGCTATAAATAAACCAAACCCAAAAAGAACTCGTCGCTATTTAATTGGCGACTCTATTGAAGGATGGGCTGATGCTGTCTCTATACTAATTAAATCTTACTTTAAAGGTACAAGTAAGGTTCGTTTTGATTTTTCTGACATCCGACCAAAAGGAGCGAGACTAGTTACATCCGGCGGAAAAGCACCTGGTCCACAACCATTGAGAGAATGTCTTGTTAAAGTTGAAGGAATATTGGATTCTAAAGACGAGGGTGATCAGCTTTCATCTATCGAAGTACATGATGTCATTTGTCACATCGCCGACGCTGTTCTTGCTGGTGGCATTCGTCGTGCTGCTCTTATTTCGCTCTTTTCAGCGGATGATCAGGCAATGCTTTCAGCAAAAGCAGGCAATTGGTGGGAAACAAACCCCCAAAGAGGACGAGCAAACAACTCGGTAGTCATAATGAGACACCGAATAGACAAACCCACGTTCTTAGACCTCTGGGAGCGTGTAAAAGCATCCGGAGCAGGAGAGCCTGGTTTTTATTTTACTAATGATAAAGACTACGGATGTAACCCTTGTTGTGAAATATCACTCAGACCCTTTCAGTTCTGCAACCTGACAGAGATAAATGTAAGCAATATTGAGACACAAATAGATTTGAACAACAGAGCAAGAGCAGCATCTATTATCGGAACACTTCAAGCAAGCTATACCGACTTTCATTATCTCAGACCGGTTTGGCAGAGGAACACAGAGAAAGATTATCTTATTGGCGTTTCAATGACAGGAATAGCATCAGGAGATGTCCTTAAATTAGATATGACAGAAGCTGCGACGAATGTGCGTATAATTAACGCAGAAATTGCGGAGAAAATAGGCATCAAACCAGCAGCAAGATGTACAACTGTGAAGCCAGCAGGAACTACCAGTCTTACTCTCGGAACGTCTAGTGGCATCCATGCATGGCATAACGATTACTACATTAGACGGTTACGTGTTGGAAAAAATGAGGCAATATATCAATACCTTGCGAAAAAACACCCAGAATTAGTTGAGGATGAATATTTTAGACCACACGACACAGCAGTCATATCTGTGCCACAAAGAGCTCCTGAAGGGTCTATAACACGCCACGAGAGTGCTTTAGACTTATTAGAAAGAGTAAAATATGTGCATCTTAACTGGGTCAAAAAAGGACATCGTTCTGGTCAAAATACAAACAATGTTTCTGCAACGGTCACTATCAAGCCTGATGAGTGGGAAGAAGTTGGTAAATGGATGTGGGAAAACAAACACAACTACAATGGCTTATCTGTTTTACCCTATTCTGATCACACCTATATTCAAGCACCATTTGAAGACTGTGATGAAGAAACTTACAATAAACTATTTACTACATTAGCTTGTGTTGAACTCGATAATGTTGTCGAGATAGAAGATAATACAAATCTTAAAGGTGAAGCCGCTTGTGCCGGTGGAGCTTGCGAAATAATCTAAGGAACATACTATGAAAGAAAAAATGGAAAAACTTATTGAAAACCTCCAAGCGGCTATTGCTGATTTGGAAAAAGTCGAATCTCATGCCTACGGGTATAAGTCTGCCGCTGTAAGAGCACGAAAAGCAATGCATCAGGCAAGAAATGAACTACAAGAACTCAGAAAAGAAGTCCAAACAAAAAAAAACTTAGGTTAAAATGTTAAAACAAAATACAACTTTATTGAAAGGCAACTGCTTAGACTCGCTGAAAGAATTACCAGATAAATCTATTGATTTAATTCTGACAGATCCACCTTATGTTTTAGACAATCATGGAGGTCGACCAAAAAAGATTGAACTGATTAGAAAGTTACAGGATAAACATATTGATCCTTTCTCTCATGGCTTTGACATAGAAAGGGTTTTTGCTGAATATGAAAGAGTAATGAAAAAGATGAATGCATTAATTTTTTGCTCAAATAAACAGATTTCGTCCATTATGTCTTATTGGGAGCAAAGAAAATACTCAACAACGTTGTTGGTTTGGCAAAAACCAAATCCAATTCCTTTCTGCAATGGAAAACATGTAAGTGAAATTGAGTTTATTGTTTATGTTAGAGGAAAAAAAGTATTTTTCAACAATGATGTACCCATGGAGAAGAAGAAAAAAGTTTTAAAATTTTCAACTCCTTCTTCAAAAAAAAGATTACACCCTTGTGAAAAACCAATTCCCTTACTAGAACACCTGTTAAACATGCACTCTCAAACTGATGATGTGGTACTCGATACATTTATGGGTGGTGGCTCTACCGCTGTGGCATGCCTAAACATGGATAGAAAGTTTGTTGGAATGGAACTCGATCATAACTATTTTGAAATTACTGAGAAAAGAATAAAAAATCTTCTTGACAAAGAATAGATAATGTGTTATAATATATATGCTGTCTCGTCTTGGGTATGAGATAGAGCTTGTGGCAACTCTTCTTTGCGTGACAAGCCATTACTAAATTTGGAGGTATAATGTTAAAACAAGTATATAACAGGCATATTTTAATTGAATTGCTTGAACAGGAAGAGAAGAAAGAAGACAAAGGTTTTTTGTTACCCGAAGGATATGAGAAACCAAAATCACCATATGCCCTAGGAAAAGTTCTTCATATAGCAGAAGATTGCAAAACTAAAATGATTTGCATAGAGGACACAATTATTTTTGATAGAACAATGTTACAAGAAATAGACATAAAGGGTCAAAAGATCTATTTAATCTTAGAAAACTACATCCTTGGGAGTATATAAAATGAAGTTAACTAGAGAATTATTAAAAAAACTCATCATGGAGCAGATGAACCTGTCTCCTATAAATGAAGAACAGATGTCTCTTAGAGAGGCACGAGCAGCTCTGGCATCGCAGTTTGAAGCTGGTGGTCCGTTCACAGTTGCAATGTTATCAGCTGAGAATCCACCAAAACCACCACCAGATTGGAACAACGCAGCCATGATGAAAAGTCTTGAAAACGACATGGTACAAAGAGATATGAAGTATTATCTAATCGATGGTCAATACTTCGGAACAGCAGAGAAATCTTATCTTGTTGTTAACTCACCCAAGGCCCAGATTGTACATTTGGGTAAAAAGTATCTTCAAGACTCTGTTATTTGGGGA